CCATACTGATCCCAATCAGTAAAGCTCTCTGTTGTTGTTAAATCACGTAGGCGATGACACCAAACACCTGAGTTTGAGTGATCAAAGTCTAAATCGTCTAGCTTAATTGTAGCATTATATCCCAGCTGTGTCAAGTAGGGTAATTTTACCGAAATCTGCGGAATAAATCTGCGATGACCAATAAATGTACACTCTAGCACACCTTGTACTACTGCAACATCAAAATCTAAGGTACACCATAAGCCTGCGGTTAAGCATTGATCAATCATACGTTCCCACGGACGCCAAGCGGCGGCATCATCTGTGGCTAACTTAGGAAAACTTTGAATAGCACCGAAATAAATGTGTTTACAGTCTTTTTCTTTGGCTAGTGCTATGATTTCTTCTGCAGGTTGTACGCCTACTACAAATAATGTCATCATACCAAATGCAGGAGTCTGTTCAATCTCTACACCTGTGAAGAACGTTATTGATTCCGCTTTGCCTGTATCATATTCACGTTTCATAGCCTATTCCTTTCTTTTATCATAATAAATCTATATTAAAAGTTTGATTGAAATTTTGATTTCTTATTTTATCTATGGTTAATGTATATTCTATAAATTTAGCTGATAGTGTTTCATTTATTATACTATCATTTAGATTTTTTTGCAATGAATTTAATGGACCTAAGCTACTAATATGAACGGTTTTTTCTATATCTGTTAGTATCATTAACGCTTGGTTAATTTCTACAAGTGCTTTATCTTTTAATTTTTTAGTAAGCACCTGTGGATGTAAGAAATCGGGAGTATCGCAAATCGCACACCATATCTCTAATGGTTGATTGGGGAATTTTTCTTTCTGTGCCTTAAAAAACTTCGCCAAATTACTTAAATCTAAAACACTATATGCACTCAATACCGTATTAAACGCTACACTATGTCCTAATAATAATATTTGATTAATATTATCTTGTAGTTTTTCCCATTTAGTACCGTTTCTTATATACTCAGCAGCAGTCCCAACACCGTCAATACTTATAGTCCAATGCACATTGTTAAATTTTTTGATTAATTCTAATATTTTGTTATTAATGATAGAGCCATTGGTGGTAATCAGTATTTCACAATTGATATTACCTGATGCAAGTAATTCTTCAAATATATTAATATTTTCTTTAATTAATAATGGTTCGCCTCCGGTAAAATTAATCCTTTTTACAGTTGGAAGGAAATTAATTAAATCAGATCTTATTAAGGTATTCTCCATATGTATGTTGGATGTAATACCATAATATGTTTTTAGTTCTTCGTGTTCTGATAATTCTCTGGATATTTCGCTACTAAATGCTGGCTCACAGGTCCTACAACTAAAATTGCATAGATTACTATGTCTTAGGTCAAGATATTCTGTCTGAGTAGGAACGGTATCTATATTATAATCCCAATCATTTAGTGCTAGTGTTCTGGTACTATTATATCCCTGATTTTCTAAGCGGACACAAGATTGACAATCTGAAGGAATGTCACCATTGGTGATGGTTTCTCTTACTACCTTTATGTAATCAGAATTGGCAAATTCTATAGGAGTTAAGTCGAGTTTAGTACCACTACTACAACACATTTTAATTCCGTCTGCTTGGATAAATTGATGTATCCAAGGCAAAGGGCAAAAGAATTTAGACATCTTGTTCTAATTCATCTAGTCTAGTTTCATCTAAGCCGCTGTCATCTACGTGATGTTCTTCTGGTTCTTCATTTTCAAATAAACTATTAAACATAGTACCAGCATTAACGGCTTTGTCACCGGTAGCCCCACGTGTTCCTCTGATGTCTTGGAAGTATGCGCTGTAATATTCAATCAATGCTAGTGCATCATCTCTGTTATCTACAGCAAATATTAAATCAACTATCTCACGGAAAGTATTTGTTCCATAGTTCCTAGGAGTTTTCTTATCAGCAGTTTCACTATGCATCATAGCTGGCATCTTACCAGTGTCATATTCTCTGTTAGCAGATTGCACTGCTGTTAAATGACTCCAAACATTATGTCCCATCTGGATAGCATAACTAAAACTATCCCATGAAGTCCTACCTTCCTTGTTGATCTTATTAAGGACACCGGGCTTATATATACAAATATCTTTAATAGTGCAACGTTGGCTGATTGGACTTTCCGTGAATGCTTTGAACAAGTTATCTTGTAATACTGCATCACGGAAACGGCGTGTGTCTATAGCATATTTCTTATCATCTACGCTTGGCACCATACGATAAGTCCACTTGCTTTTATCTTCGATTTCAGTTTGGATGTAGATCTGTCCGTTAGCACTGGCCAAGAATGGACTCGCACAGTCAAACGATATTGTAAAGTTTGGATTATGATACTTACGGACAGCTCGTTGTATATCTGTTAATAAACAAGCCCATTCAAGTTTACTCGTGCCTAAGAAGTGCATCCAATCATGTAGACCTTCTTGTAACAGTCCGTCAAAGCGTAGTGCCACTAATCGTTTAAGGATCAAATGGACATCACACATATTTTGTCCACCCATGGCCCAACCATTGAATGGACGATCATATTGCTTGGGATCACAGTATTTCTTCATGCGTTGATACCAATCTTCTGCTTCTGCGTGATTCTCACCTTGTAGAACATTTAAGAACTTACAAGCGCCTGTGCGGTGTTTCATAAAGTAATCGTTATTAATATATGTGCCTTCTACAGCTTCCATATAACTAGTGATACCCGACGCTTTACGTCCTTCTGGGCTACGACATACCCACGCTGGAATATCTAAGATCATACCATAGTCCATGTAAGCATCCATCCATGCCAATACTAGTTCACGTTTCTTCTGTGCTTTTGGACATGCGGGATTCTTCCAATCACCTTCCCATACACCCTTACCAATCTGGAACCCACCTGAATCACCTAAGACAAAACTACGTGTGCGATCACGATTACGTATCATATCTTCTTTAGGACTATGTTTGTTTATATCAAGTTCTGCGTGTCCTGCTGAATATAATGCCCAATGATAGGGAAAGTAAGCCGCATCTGGATTAAGCCAGTTAAGTCCTTCTATACCATTTTCAAAGTCTGCCGGGACTCGTGCTGGATCTACATAGGTAGGATCATGTCTTTGCTTGCCTACATAGGTAGCATAAAAGCCACTCAGTGCTGGTAAGAATACAGCATAGTCTAGTTGCTTACTGGTTAGATTATCAATTTCCATAAAATTTTACTTTACCGATTAGTTTATAGTCTTCTTCAAAGTGCTGTTGTAATTTTAACACAAATTCTGGTGATTGGTCAAGTAGTTTAGTGTAATAGTCTTTGGTCGTTGCACGATCATCTTCACTGCTGGCGTTGTATTCGATAGCAATATCAACATTGGTCCTATATCCATGATCATAAATCCAATTGGCTAAATTGGCTCGTAAATTATCATCTACAAACATAAATGTAGATTTATCCAATTCTACACCTTGTAAAAAATATGTCTGTAGATCTGTGTGATCATCAAAGGTTATTTTATCAAAAATAAGTTCTGCAGGCATATCAATTTGATTACTGTTGTGTAGATATTGCGTAATACCGCTTACCCAACGGTCAATGGGATCACGTAAAACAATTAAATTTTCACTGCTATTGATCAATGTTTCACTATGATGCCAAAATCCACCACTACCAATCAACACACCTTTAACAAAACTACTAGCATTTTTAGGAATATGGAAGTATGTTTTATCATTTACTTCATCGACCCAACATTCACCTAACCTATGCCCTAGGTGTGCCCAACGGCCTAAATCCATTACTTGCTCTGTGCTGGTAAGATATAGTTATAAGTAGCAAGACCTGAATTAACAGTGATCTGCGCCGCACCTTCGTCACTGATGCTGAACTTCTTATCACCCGCCAGGTTTAAGATACTTAATACAGCATTAACTGGCCATGACCAATTCTTGCTTAGTGTGCCTGTAACACCTGCTTGGAATACAAAGTTACCTGCGTGACTGCTATGATCACCGAAACTTAGTTCTAAGTTACCATTGTTAGTTTTAGCAGTAAAGTTTGCTTCTTCTGCATTAGCTGACTGTTGGAATTTAAGTCTTTGGATATTAGCTACTGTAGGTTCAAATTCAACGTGCCATGTCACTGGGCGCATCTTAACTGTTTTAAGTTTGTCATTGACAATCTCTTGGCTCATAAAACGATAGTCGTTTTTAAAGTCACCTGTTTTATTTTCAAAATGTAATCCTACTGCTACACTTTCACCATTTCGATCTTGTTTAGTTAAACTAATTTTAGCATCATCTTTATATTCTTGGATGCCTAATATCGTATTTAATTTAGCTAGATTCGGCATACCAAACGTACCGATAAATTCTGCTACCGGTCCATTTAATTTACCTTGGACTATAACACTACGGTCTTCTGCTAGTGCTTCAATATTTGTTTCTGCGTCTGTTCCTGATACTTTAACTAGGTCAATAATGCCCAAGCCATAAGTGTTTTTAACGATGTCTAATAGATGGTCTCTCATTTAATTCTCCTGTTTGATAATTGATTATATATGGTTTATTTAGATCTTGCAAGTCATTTGATAAATTTATTTTGATGATATCTTTCCCATTGCCTGTGCCCTTTTTATTGTTGATAATACTCCTGGCTTTTGTATTTCAATCCAACTGATATATTTTACTTGATGATCGCTGTTTTTTAAATCATATTGTTGGACGATATCATATCCAAGTTCTATACAGATTTCAATCAGTTTCCTTTTAGGCACAAAGGTCATATACCCAGACTCGGTCAAAATGGCAGATTCTACTAAATCACAATTATTGTAGCTAAACATTAGGGTTCCGCCAGGCCGTAAAAGTTTAATTAGAGAACTCAAATAAGATTTTATTACAGCAATATCAGCAAAATTAAAAAACATCCAACTCAAGATAAACCCAAATTGGTTATGCGGCAGTTGATCCACATTATCATTAACGATTACATATTTCCTTAATCGATTATTATATATTTCGTTAAATTGTGAAGAGATTTTATTAATAAGATCGTTATTAAAATCACAAAGATATAAAGGATCATTAGAAACTAGCTCGTGTGTATATCCGGTATTTTCTTCACCAGAATATCTACAACCCAATTGCATTGCAGGAAAATGCCAATCAGCAAATCGGTGAATGCAAGACTTTATAATAGTCTCAATCTCAGAGTTAATTGTAAATTTTAAGTATTGATTATTTTCTCCAACTCTGAAAAAAGATTGAAATGGGGTATTTTTGTTACCGGACAATGTTTCGATCGCCATTGAGTCAATAGATCTGTTTGTATCATCGATGGCTGTTAATAATATTTTTTTTGCGTCAACCGATTGATTATACCCCTTTTGAAGTTCGTTGATAAAATTTAAAATTTTTTCATGTGCAACAAATGGTGCAATATCTAAATTTTCAGATATAGATAAATTTAGTAAATTACAGGAATACATTATTTCTTGTTCATGATTCAATTTTGCAATCTTATCAAGCAAATTATCTCGAAATCTTATCAAGTCACTAACTAACATAATTATTCAAAACTAAACAAATTATCAAATGTTGTAGCGATCTGTGTGTTCTCAGCGATCTGCCATTTCAACACACCTAATAGGTTTTCTACCTTTTGATCCACGATACCAGTTTCCATGCTAGCATCATCAAATGGTAAGTCCTTAAACCACGCAGGAATATGTGTTTCATCTGTGGGATATCCAACACTAGTATAACCAAGCGGATTATCTTTTAACTTACATACCACAGTTTTCATACCATCAACGATGGTCATACTGTATTGGTCATTCATCATACGTTTCAAGTTGTTCCAATTCATTGCCGCACGTACATGCCCCGGCATGTTGGCTTTGCCTAGGCGTTCTTCTTCCTTAGTATACTTGGTCAAGTTATTAACACGCTTAGGTGTACCTTTCTCCCAGGCCGGACGCTCTGTGAATAATAATTTAAAGTCACGCACTTTGGCGATAATCGTGTCACGGTCTGCGCCTGTTAGCACAGATAATAAGATATCACTTAAAAAGTCTTGGATGACCTTTGGAGTATCTGACCTCTTTAAGTCTAAGCCCATGGCTTTTACTTTGCCAGGAGTGCCGTGACTATCCAAACGATGTCCTTCCATGTCATAGATCAGGATAGCATAGCGTTTCTTTTTAATAAACAGACCTTTAAGTGATACACTTTCTCGACCACCTTTGATCAGTTCGCCTTGACGACGTGGAGTATGGAAAGCCTTTTCACAGAATGCCGGAAAACTCTCATTGACTTGGTCAGCGATGCTGTCATATAACCCCACTGCTATGTCTTTGTTCCATTCCATCTTACCCGCTTCTACGTCTTTCTTAACCATTGGGTAAGCACTAAAGTAACACGAGTCTGTATCACCATATATGATCGCTTCACCAGTATGGTCATATACACCAGTGATACACTCGTTAATATATGCATCCATGTGACGGGCGATAGTCCTGCCAGTTAATGTAGTTGACTGCCCAATACGCTTGTCAAAGAACCTGCAACCAGGATTAAGAATAGCACCATACAAACTGTTAAGATTAATCTTCTTAACCAACTGACGTTTGTCCCAGAATGCTGTGTCTTCATCTGTAGTTGCTTCTTTCTTTTTAACCTGCATGTCTTGACGTTCACTATACCAACGTTCTAGCAAGCCCGGTATAATACCTTTACGTTCATTGCTGAATATAGTACCATTGGCTGATAAGATCCAAGGTTTGTTGCTGTCAAAGATTAGTCGCCATACATCTGCGGCACTTAGTATATCACTGGTACCGTTGGCCCAATCGATAGTAATCTCTGTGCCAACTTCACCATTCATGACCGCGGTATATTCTAGACTACCAAATAAGTTTTCCCATGCGTCTGCAAAACTGCTACCCGCTGTTTGTTTTTCATTGATATAATGCTCAGTCATTGTCTGGCGCAATTGACCTACGATAGTTTCTGGACCCATATTAAGCGCACGGATCGCACTTGGATATAGCGAGTTAATGTCAATAGCACCAATATAGTCATGCATACCTGCTTTAGGAGTTGCTACATACGCACCAGCCGCCTGTGTATCAAACTGTTCATCACGGTTACGATTTGGAACGACCATACCAAGTTGATGTGCTTCGTTAATAATAGCCTGTTCTGTAACTGCCACAGCACCCATGGTAGTTTGTAGTAGCACAGTATTGTCGTGTGCTAGTTCATTGGCTAGATCTAAGAAACGTAGTTTTGTATCTAGTTTGTGTAATAGTGCGGTGTCTTGACGATTGTATTCAATAAACTTAGCAAAGTCTTTGTTGTATAATTGATCTAGGGTACCTTCATACTGTGTTTTACTTTCACCTAGTTCATATTCACTAATAGCATCTAGACTATAACTGTGACGTTCTTCATAGGTATATTTGCGATACAGTTGCATATAGTCCATATGCACACGACCAATAAGGTCAAAGGTCATGTTACTAGCACCAAAACGTTCAAACTCACGTTGCTTGGGGAACTGTCCCCATAGGCAAAATCTGCGTGTATCATCTTTGCTTAGGACACGATTGGTACGCTGTACCATATATGGAATATCGAAGCCTTCTGAGTTCCAACCTGACAAGATGTCTGCATCATCAATCAAATCTAAGAATGTTTTAAGCAGGTCTTCTTCACGTTCCATCAAGAAACAATTATCATAATTTCTAGCAATTTCTTCTGCTGTTTCCCAGCTCATGCTCTTAGGTGGGATAACCATAGTAACTAGTTTGTCTAGCCAATCTAGGTATACTGATACCGCGGTGATTGGATTAAATGGATCCTCTGGACGACTGAATCCTCTCACAGGGTCAAAGTCAACCTCAATGTCAAAGAATGCAGTTTGTAATTTAGGGGATTTCTGTCCAAGATAGTTTTCCTCAAGACAACGGAACACGGGATTGATATCGCTTTCCCAAATACGTTTACCTGAATTAATTTTAACTTCTTTGTGGAACTCTTTGCCTATGCGTGTGCTGAATTTTGTTACAGGTGTGTCATAGATAGTGCGGAATTTACCACGAGGATCATCGTAGTAGAATGTATAGTTGGCGGGGTATTCTTTATATTCTCTTTGTCCATTTACACGCTCAACGATGTAAATGCGATCTTTTGTTCTATCGAACAATGCGTCTACGTAACTCATCTTTTTCCTTTTTGTGCGACTTCTAGCTCACACACACTCTTCATGCCCGGGTGGGCGTTTTATTAATTATAACACTAATACTCTGTAAAATCCTATACCATCAATGATAAAAAGCGTCATAGTAGTCATCAATAGTCCAAAACTGCCACGACTGATACTGGTAAACATGCTAATAGTTAATGCTACAAATATGATTGGGTAAACAACCAACCAATCAGTATAAGGCACTGTAAGGCTAACCGACAGTGCTATTACAATATTTAATAACCAATTACATATTTCTAAACATAATCTAACGGGATGACTATGCCAATCCCTTTTGACAAAATTCCATGTCGCGTGCCAATCGATCAAACCGTGCGACCAACTGTTTCAAGAATGTCTTGAACTGTTTCGTGATCAGCATTAGTCTCAGTTAGTTTTGATTTCTGAGCGATCTTAATCGCTTTTTTGAGCAAACTAGGTTTGATCTCTAGTTCTTCTGCTACTGCTTTAACAGTATCATTCAGGCCTGCGCTTAAATCTTCTACTTCTTGTAGTACAGCGATACCCTCATTAACTAACTGAGTCAATTTACTACGTTGTTCTGAACTGAACATTTTTGATGCCATGATGTGGCTCTCCTTGATTGAAAAATATATTATACTATAATTATATATGCGTGTCTACGATTTACTCAATTTATTCTGCATTTTCTGAGTATTTTGGTAGCTGTTTGGAATTCAAATGCTAGATCATCGTATAGATCTTCTGGCGGCCTTTCAGCATAAGCACGTGATACATAGGCCATTTGTCCTATGTCACTATAGTATACTTCGGTAGGCCAACGATATTTGCCCCACTCCATGCTGTTGATCAACAAGCATTCATCACCTACATTTTTCAGCAATTCTTTTTTGGCTTTAACTGGAAGATTAACACTGCTGAGTAGTTTAACACCTACAGGAACAGTGTTGACCAAGGGTTTATCTAGATAGTGTGCGAATAGGTGTACTATGTATGCTTCTACTTCGTGTGCCAAATTAATTGTAAGTTCGCACTCTGCTCTGCGAACGATATCATACGACTCTCTAACGTAGATATCCCAATTGGTCATTTACGTTACCACTTACGGCATGACCAATAACGGGCTTTGGTCTTCGGTCCCGGATTAGTATCGCAATGATGTCTTGCACGGAAACTCTTACGGCGTGCTGGAATATATTTCTTGATACGCATGTT